GGAGAGAACATGCCGATAGAAGTAGGCGCAGGGTCTACTACATACTTTTCCGATTACTTCTATACCAACATACCAGCCAGCGGCGTAGCGCAAAGGGGTGTCTTGTTCGGCGGTTCGGCGTATCACGGCGCGTCTGCCGGGCTTTCGTACGCGTTTACGACTTACGCGGCTTCGTATACGACTGCGTATTTCGGCTCTCGGCTTTGCTTTATACCCGTCGCGTAAGCGCGTCACGAAACAAAAAGTTTAACCATTAAAATAAATAAATTATGGCACAAGAAAATAATAGCGACGACGGTAGCCTGTCGTTCTTGAAAATTCAACCGGACGAAGCAAACAAACATTTCAACTGTCCGGAAACGACCCAGCAGAAATTAATTAACTTACAATTTTGGTTAGTTGATTTCATCGAAGACGTTAAAACGAAATTCGGAGAACACCGCTTCCTTGTGAAAATCAAATTCAAGAAAGAAGACCCGGATAGCGAAGCTAAGAAGTTTTTCACAAATTCCAGCGAAATAAAGTACGTTTTGCAGGAAATAAAGAAGCGTAACGCTTTTCCGCGCAAAGTGACTATGCGGGCTTCGGGGACGCGCTATTATTTCGAGTGAGTGGCTATAACGGTTGTTTGTCCTGTGGGTGTCTTGTTCGGCGGTTCGGCGAATAACAGCGCGAATGCCGGGCTTTCGTACGCGAATACGAATAACACGGCTACGAATACGAATGCGAATATCGGCTCTCAGCTATACTGATAAATTTCTTTTGTAAAGCAATATACGGACAAAGACCACGCCGTAAGGCGAAAAATATTAATCATTAACGGGATTTGGTAGGGAAACCGAAGAACCCCATTTAATCAGCAAAGAAATAACTATGAAAAGGTTAGGCAACCTTTACGACCAAATAATAAGTTTAGATAACTTGCGCCTTGCGGACGAACGCGCCCGCAAGGGCAAACTAAATTCTTACGGCGTAAAGTTACATGACCGTAACAAAGAAGCTAACCTATTGTCTTTGCACGAAGCACTAAAAGCAGGAACTTATAGGACTTCGAAATATAGTACATTTACAATTTACGAACCGAAAGAACGCGAAATTTTTCGTTTGCCATACTTCCCGGATAGAATTGTACATCACGCAGTAATGAACATTTTAGAACCTATTTGGGTGTCTATTTTCACGGCAGACACTTATAGCTGTATAAAAGGGCGTGGAATACAAGCGGCGGCAAACAAGGTAAGACGCGTTATTAACCGGGATAAAAAAGGCTGTGCGTATTGCCTAAAAATAGATATACGCAAATTTTACCCGTCCATAGACCACAACGTTTTAAAGTCAATAGTTCGCCGGAAGATTAAGGACACACGGCTACTTAATCATTTGGATGAAATTATAAATAGTGCGGAAGGTTTACCGATTGGCAACTACCTAAGCCAGTATTTAGCTAACTTAATTTTAGCATACTTCGACCATTGGGTTAAAGAAGTAAAACGGGTTAAGTACTATTTTAGATACGCGGATGATATAGTAGTATTGCATAGCGATAAGAAGATGTTACACGTATTGCTGACAGAGTTTGAAAGTTACTTAAACGAAAACGTAAGGTTGGAAGTTAAGCAGAACAAACAGGTTTTCCCGGTAGCACGCGACCACCGCGATAGCTTCGGGCGTGGTATTGACTTCTTAGGCTATGTTTTCTACTTGAACGAAACGCGGCTAAGAAAGCGTATCAAACAGAACCTTTGCAAAAAGGTCGCTAAACTAAGGAAGCGGAAGAAACCAATAGGCGAAGCTGAATTTAAACAGACGTTAGCTGCGTGGTGGGGTTGGGCTAAATACAGTGACAGCGAATATTTAATTAACAAGTTAAACAAAATTGCACCTTATGAAATCAAGTTCAAACGATAGACCTGCGATAATTTTACCGCTGGGAAATGGTTCTTACCATTATAATTATAATATAGTGGAAGAAAAGGTAGAAGACCCGGAAGCGGGCGAAAGAACCGTTTACAAATATGATACGGTACAGATATGGCAGAAGCCAAACCACGAGCTTTTAACGCGTGCGGTTATTCGTGAGGAAATAGACGAAACAAAAGAATTTTCTTACGTGAACGACTATAACGCCGCCGTGTTAGGCATACTAACAGACGAAGCTGCCGAAGTAGCTAAGGCTTCTTATAAGGAATACCTTAACTTCATTGTAGATGTTAAGGAGAAGGTAAAAAACGATTTAGCAGAAGCAAAATACTAAGCTATGTTCAATATTCTAAAGTCAATATATAATAGCTGTAGCCGTGCTTTTATTTGGCTTATTGGGGCTTTGTGGGGGTATTTAGAACCTACGCTCCCTTTTGCGGCTATTTGCTTCTTCGCTATTGCGTTGGATTGCGCTACGGCGTGGAGATTAAGTAAAAGGGTTAAGTTAAGACACCCGAAGGCAAACGACGGTAAATTTAAAAGCCGATACGCTCGCCGGATGTTTACGACTTTAACTATCATTTACGCGTGTGTTGTGTTGGGCTACCTTATAGACAAATTTATATACCCGTTTTCCGATTTGTATTTAGCGAATTGGATAGCAGGCGGTTTTTGTGGTGTTCAGTTGCTTTCTATTCTTGAAAACGAAAGTTCGGAGAATGGGGCGACGTGGGCGAAGGTATTGCAGAAAATATTAGTAAATAAGGCAGAACGACACTTTGATGTAGATTTGTCGGACTTTAAAAAAGACTAACTTATGGCAGAAATTAAAATTTTAGCACCGTTTATTTTAAGTTGGGAAGGTGGTTTTTCCAACCACCCAAACGACAAAGGCGGAGCAACAAACAAGGGCGTAACTATTGCAACATGGAAACGAGTAGGTTACGACTTAGACGGCGACGGCGATATAGATGTAGACGACTTACAACTTATTAGCGAAGAAGACGCTGTTAATTGCGTTATGAAGCCACACTATTGGGATAAGTGGCAGGCAGACCAAATAAAAAGCCAGTCAGTTGCAAATTTAGTTGTAGATTGGGTATGGGCTTCCGGTATTCACGGAATAAAGGGAGTACAGGAGATTTTAGGCGTTACAGTGGACGGGATAGTAGGTGTTAAGACAATAGCAGCCCTTAACGACCGGAACGCACGCGAACTGTTTGCAGAGATTAAGCGCGCCCGCGTTTCCTTCATTGAAGGGATTATTAAACGTGACCCTTCGCAGATTATTTTTAAAAGAGGCTGGCTTACCCGGCTTAATAACATTAACTACGGAAGTCTTATCCTTAACAAAAGGAAGGACAACGTTCTAAAATTTACAGACGTATGAGGAAGAAGATAGCATTAGCTTTGCTTTGTGTTTTCCTTCTTTTGGGTTTGTCCGGGTGTGTAGGTTCCCGGACTACCACAAAAGAGAAGCGGACGGCGGAAAGCCAGCTAAGGGAAACGACGGTAGAAAACAAGCAGACGGAAAAACGCGAAGCTACGACGGCGGAAACAAACACCGAAAGCAGCGAAAAGCGGAACATCGTTATAGAGTTTACGAAAGTTGAGTATTATCCGGACAAAGAAAAGCAGCAAAACCGCTTTACAGAACAGTTTCAAAAGGCTGATAGTGTTTTTAATGAAGAAATACTTAGGACTTTGAAAACTGTAGGCGAAGAAACTACCGGAAAGGGTAAAGAGGAAACAAAAGGAGACTTAAATAAAGCCTTGAAAGATAAAAGCAAACCGCCTAACGTAAAGTCTAAGATTACCGGGCGAATAGTCATAAACGGAGATAAGCAGGAGACGACAAAAGCAAAGGCGGCTACCAATAAAGATGAAGCAATGACCGAAGCGACTACTACAACGACGGAAGAAGATACAAAGGTAACAGCACAGACCAAAGAAAAAAAGTACCCAAAAATCAGCCCATTTTTATGGGTACTTATTGGGTGCGGATTTGCGGCGGTTTTTGCTGGCGGCTTTTACATTCGCAACAAAATTGTTAAAAAATAGGGGACGACGGTGATTTTTTGCAAAAAAGATAACAAAAAACACCCGAAAAAGTTATTAATGGGTACTTTTTCGGGTGTCTTTTTTGCAACTACCTTATAGTAAGGGTTTATTGCGGTGCGTACGGGACTCGAACCCGTGACCCCATGCGTGACAGG